CGCCGATCCAGAGGCGAGCGTAGTGGGCGCCACAGCCTCGCTGCTGATGGAAGTGGACGAGGCGCAGGACATTGACAAGCAGAAGTTTAACCGGGATTTTAGCCCAATGCGGGCTAGCACAGCGGCGCCGCTGATTGCCTACGGTACGACCTGGACGGATGATACACTGCTCGAAGAGTTCAAGCAGGGCATTCAGGAGGGGCGCACCAAGGGCAGAGTATTTCGGGTGCTCCCAGAAACCGTAGCCGAAGCCAACCCGGCCTATGGGGAATTTGTGGAGAGCGAGGTGCAGCGCATGGGTCGCCAGCACCCGCTGATCAAAACCCAGTATTTCTTGGAACCCTTGGCCCAGGCCGGGCGGATGCTCAAAGCTGAGCAGTTGCGGCTGATGGTAGGCGAGCACGAGCGGCAAGACCGCCGGCGCCGAGAAGCGCAGATTGTGGCCGGGCTGGACTTTGCTGGAGCTGACGAGGTGACCGGCGACCTGGTGAGCCTGGGCAGCGGCAGTGAGCGGGATAACGTAGCACTCACCATTGGGACGCCGGAGTGGATTCGAGTAGCCGAAGGGGTGATTGTGCCTCACATCCGCATCCTAGATCGTTATGAGTGGACAAACCTCAATCCAGCCAGTTTGCACACCGTCCTCTATGACATCCTGTGGAATCGCTGGCGGGTGGATCGGGTCCATTGCGATGCCACTGGCGTCGGCAGCGCCTCAACAGCCTTTTTGGCCGAAGCGCTCAACCTGGGCGGGATTGAGCGCGTGCATGGCATCATTTTTGATGGCGCATGGAAGGCCCACACGCAGCTCACTTTTGGGTATTTGGCCTTGATCAACGGGGCTCGACTCAAAGATTACCGCCCAGAGGGCTTTGATGCCTTGCGGGTAGCCGGACAGGAAGCGCCACCATCCCACGACACTCATCAACACGCCTGGTGGCAACGAGCGCACGCCCGGCTACAAGGTCGAGCAGAGCAGCGAGTGAAAAGCTATGTACCGGAATCTGAGGGCCATGACGACCTACTACGCAGCGAAGAACTGATGGTAGACGCAGCGCACGCCCTGGGCGTACCCCGCCACCAACGACCGAGATCGCGAGCCTATTAAATGAGCATTGACATCAGCAAGCTTTCACCTGAACAGCTAGAGCGTTTTATCCACCTGCAATCGCTGGTGGACCGGCAGCAAGCCGCGGCGCAAAAGGTGAGGGCGTGTCGAGACTACTACAAGGGCGAGCACCCGGTCTTGTTGACCCAGCGCCAACAAGAGTTCTTGGGCAAGCAGTTGACGGAAGGCGAGTTCGCCTTCAACCACAACGTGATCCGCTCGTGCGTCGATACGTTGCGCGAGCGCCTGAGCGTAGAGGGCTTTACGGTCAACGGGCAGGCCGCCGGCGACGACACGCCCGATGCTCAATTGGCGGCACTACTGTGGCAGTGGTGGACGGATTCGGGCATGGCTGGCCAGCAGATTCGGGTGCATCGTCGTGCGCTGCGTGACGGACTGACCTATGTCATGGTCGATTACGACCAGGAGAACGCCCGGCCCCGCTTTGCGCTCCACGAGGTGGACGACGGCAAAGCGGGCATTGTGCTGCACCGTGACCCCAGCGACGAAAACGCCGTACTCTTTGGCAGCCGCTATTTCTTCACCTTCGATTTGCTCAGCCCTGGCCAAACCGGCGTTGAGCGCAAAACGGTTTACCTGCCTGGCGAGATCCGCAAGTACAAACGAAATTGCCGGGTGGTTGGCCAATGGGAGCCGGTCATGGATGACGGCGACCTTTCGTGGCCGCTGCCCTGGCTCGACCGCCGTGGCAAGCCCATGGGAGTGGCCACTGTTGAATTCCAAAACCCCGGCGGCTCCGAGGTCGAGCACATTGCCGGGCTGCAAAATGCACTCAACAAAGCCTGGCTTGATCTGCTGGCCGCTGCCGATACCAATGGCTTTCCCATCCTCACGATGAACTACCGCGACCCGCAGCCGCAACCTGTTGCGGTGCAGGATGATGACGATCTGGAGGATGGGGACGAGTTCATTGTGGCCCCAGGCCGGGCGCTGGAAATCTTTGGCGGCACCATTGATCGCCTGGAGGCGTCAGACCTGGGCAGCCTGATTGATGTGGTGTGGAATGTGGTGAATGCCATCAGCGGCGTAACGCGTACCCCGCACCAGTTTTTGCGGCCCTTCCTGACCGCCGACATCCCCAGCGGGGAGGCGCTGAAACAGTTGGAATCCGGCCTCGTGGCACGGGCCAAAGAGCGGCAGTTGCTTTTCGGGCAAGCTTGGGCCGAGGCCATGAAGCTGGCTTTGCGGGTGGCCTGGACATTTGGCGACGCACCACAGCCACCCCAAAAGCTCAGCATCGGCGTGCAGTGGGCCGACGCCAACACGCGCATGGAAAAGACCGAGGCTGAGATCGCTGGGCTGCACAAGGGCTTGGGGGTCCCAGACGAAACGGTGTGGGGCCGGGCCGGGTATAGTCCAGAGCAAGTGGCGCAGTTCAAGAAAAACGCAGCAGCGCAGCGGGCGGCGGAAATTGCTAGCATCGCCGCAGCTGCACGGGTAGGGCAGAATCGCAATCAGGCGCAGGCACAACCGCCGGCGCAGGGGGTAGCGTGATGTCCGAACAGTCCTATGTACCGCTGAACGTTGGCGAGGGATATTTCTCCGATTGGCAGCCACCGATCAGTGTAGACGATGGGAAAACCTGGGTCTGGAATCACGCCCAGCAGAAATATGTTCCCCAGGCGCTGAGCGCTGGAGTGACCGATCATGCGCTGCTGACCCACCTGGATTTTGCATCGTCGGGGCATACGGGCTTTGAGCAGGCCGGGGCCGGGGCTGCTGCGGTGGCGGCGCACGTGGGGCTTGCCGATTCACACAGCCAGTATTTGTTGGCCAGCGGCATCCGCAACGGGGCAGCGACGATTGTGGCGAGTGGCATCAACGCCACGCCGCTGACGCTGAAGTTGGCGAGTGGGCAGGTGGCGGACGGGCTGCGGGTGGCGGATGCCAGCAATAGCAATCTAGCATTGTTCGATTATCTTGGCAGGATGGCAATTGGCATTGATTCGCCTGTGGTTGATTACGGTGGCGGCTATGGCGAAACTTACCAAATTCTCGTAGATCGGACGCTAACCGATATTAACACAGGGGTCTACAGCGACGGGTCGGGGCATTTTGGCATAGCAGCCAATCTGACGCTAGATGACCGATCTGCATCTGATACAAATTTTAACGATTACGCGTCCGGCATTTATGGTAATGTGACCGTCGCGCCAACAGCTACTTATGTTCCGTATTCGATTGCTGGTCTACAGTTTACGGTTAAAAATCAATCCAGTGGATATGTGGGGTTCGTTCAGGGCGCATCAATCACGGCGTTGAGCTACTCGTCATCCGACACAGACGCGCTGTATGGTGCATCGATAGCAATGACTAATTATGGCAGCGGTAATGTGTCCGAGGGTGCGGGAATTTATATTTATGCACCGTTTGCAAACCATCCGTATGCGGTGCTCTGTGGCATCGATATTCAGGATTTAACTGGCATTAGTTCTGCTGCCACAAAATACGCCATCCGCACGCAAGGCGGACAGGTGCTACACCAGGCAGGCGCAGCGGGCGTCGTACCACTCGTTGCGCAGGGCGCCGCCAGTCAGACCGCAGATCAAATCCAATCAAAAAACAGCGCAGGTACAGTTGAATTTGCTGTAGGCGCTGGCGGTAAGCTGAAAACCAACCAAGCCGCAGCAAACACCCACACGCCATCAGGAGCCACAGCAAAGCAATTGCCGATTTATGACGCGGCAGGGTTTTTGCTGGGCTATATACCAATTTATGGGAGTGCATGGTAATGGCATTAACAGGATCGCACGTAACCTCGGATGGGGTAGAGCATCAAGCCACCTATGCCCGCATCATTGAGGCTAGCCTCAATTTCCATCAGTGGTACGGTCGGATTGTGCTTGGCTTGTGGCACGACCAAGCCGCTTACGACTCAGGCCGACAGATGATCGGCCAGGTGGCTATTGACCTATCCACTACAGGAACACAAGAGCAACCACCACAACGTCCAGGCCAGCCACAGCGACCACAAGAGCAGTCGATACCGCCAGCCGAAGACCTGCTGGCACCGCTGAAACAAACATTTGGTGCGGAGTTATACCAGTTCATTAAAACCCGTTATGCGCTGGGCGGGATCGATTTTACAACTTGGGGTAACGCATGAAACGAATAATTAACTGGCTCTGCTCTCTTCTAGAGCAACTCTATCGAGGCATTGGTGATGCAAACTGACGAAACAAACCTTGACCAACTCTTGAGCCTGGCGCGGATGACCGACCAGGAACGTTGTCAGGCCTGCGCGCAGGAACTGCAACTCATCTATCGCAAGTGGCATTGCGAGCCGATGGTGCTCTCGTCCATTGTCAATGGCTTAGTAACCGTGACACCAGGCATTCGAGCGTTGCCGATACAACTAAAATGAGCTATACACGGGAATTCGTGGCGAACTTCGGGCCATTCACCAGCCTGGTGCTCAACGCCAAAGTATTTGATAGCGCGGGCGTGCAGGTGGGGGCGACCACCATCAGCGGCTTTGTTAATCACGGTGATGGCAGCTATAGCTATCTGGCGACGTTGCCAGACACGCATGTGGGCAGCCTGGCGATCTACGACAGCGCAAATTCATTGCGCAAGGTGCGCTTTGCGATTAATCCGCCGGACAGCGCAGCGGTGTGGAGTCACGCGCGACGCACTCTGACCAGCACAGCAGCGGAGACAATGGAGGCAATTACGGGAGACAATCTGAATATCACCAAGGCCGCCACGTTCACTGCGCAGCTTACCGGCCTGACCATTCCCAGTTCGTGGTCAAAAATTTATTTTACGACCAAAAACAACAATCAGTATGCCGACAGCCAGGCCCTCGTCCAGATCTTAAAATCCAATCCGTCTGCGGGTGGCGACGGCCTGATCCGGCTCAACGGCGCTCCATCCACTGCCGCCGATGGATCTCTGACGATTGACCAGCCGGGCGGTTCTGTGATGATTACCTTGACGGACGAAGCAACGCTCCAACTCAATCACGGCGATTATTTCTATGACATCAAGGCGCTCTCGTCTGACGGTAGCAGCGTCGTGTTGGCGCAAGGCAATTGCCTGGTGCGCCTGACCAGTACACACACGGTATGAACCCTGACTTGATTGCCGCGCTCATCCGCGCCGGCCTCATTGATGCCGATACCGCCGCCGTCCTCCAGCGCCAGGCCGACCCGGACGCGGCGCGAGCCTGGGCGGAGGAGCAGTTGGCGACGGCGGTGGGGGGTGGTCTATCCGACCAGCAGCAGGCGCTGCTTGATCTGGTGGAGCGGTCCGGCTTTGACCCAAGCGCCGAAGATCTGGCGGCCTTTTGGCGGGGCCAGGACGAGGCGTTGTTGAGCGCCATGCGTCCGGCGCTACAGCAGGTGGCCACCGAGCGGGCAGCCTTGGCCGCTGCGGTCAGTGGGCAGATGGATGCCTTTGAACTGATCAACCAGGTGGTGTTGGACTGGGTAGACAGCTATTACATCGACCCGGATGGGGCCGTGTATGGCAGCGTGCCCAACCTCAACCTGACCAGTCGCACCCGTTTTGCGGCGGCCTTTCGGGACTGGCAACGCGGCGAGTTGGGCGGGCGGGCCGATGGATTGCCGCAGCTCATCAATGCGCTGACGCCGACCTTTGGGCCTGATCGGGCCGAGGCCATTGCGGTTACTGAGACCACACGGGTGTTTGTTCAGGCGGGGCGATTGGCTGAGGCCAACAACCCGGCAACGGTGGGCTTTCGCTGGTTGACCTCGGCTGATGAGCGGGTTTGCCCGGTATGCGGTCCACAGCATGGCGAGGTGCGACGCAAAAACGAGGGATACAGCGGTGGTGCAGACATTCCGGCCCACCCGCGTTGCCGGTGCGACGAGACGCCAGAGACGGCGGCGACGTTGGGTCTGCCGCTGGGGCCAGAGGAGCGCTTTGTGTTTAGAGGAGAGGGGTGAAGCATGGCCGAGAAAGCAAGGGACATTCAAATCAAAATCACTGCAAGCCCGGAAGCCTCACGAAAGATCGGGTATCTCAACCAGGTGTTACCATCGTCCCCGCCCGACTACGGCGACGACGATCTGCACAATGCCCGCCTCGTGGGCGCGTATCATGCCCGCAAAGGCGCCGGGGGCCAATATCTGGCCCGGTGGAAAGCCTCGCTACGGGCAGGTGATTTGGTCTGGATAAAGGAATACGAACGGCGGGGCGAATGGGGCAATACGAGTTTACCTCGTTACCGGGAGCCTGGGCTTAATGCGGCGATTGTAACAGCAAGCGGCCTGGCCGCTGCGGTGACTCCGTTTGCCTCGGCAATGCAAGCGATAGGCGATCAGTATGAAGCCGCGTTCGCGGGCATTGGTAAGGCATTCGCCGCCGCGGGCGAAGACCTCGCCCGCTCTTTCGCCGCGGGCCTACAGCCCGCCGACCCTGAAGAATACCTGATCATCGTCGAGCGCATCAATTTGCGCCACAACCTGGAACGCCTCTTGATCCCCTCTGTCGTCGCTTGCTGGTTGGCCCACCGTTGGCCATCCTGGGCGCTACCGGCGGTGGCATGGGTGCGGTTACGGAGGCGGTGGCATGGCTGAGGTCACCATCAGCATCGACGATAGCGCGCCGCGGCGTATGCTTGCCGGCGCACCCAAGGGCATGGATCGGGCCATGCGGGCCGCCAGCAACGACGCCACGGCGCTGCTACTCAAGGAACTAAAGACCTACCCGCCCCAACGATCTGGCAGCACCTACAGGCGCACGGGCACGCTGCGGCGCTCCTGGTCCCGCAGCATCGAGGGCGAGGGGTTGCAAATGCGGGCCATTGTGGGCAGCAACAGCAATATGGCGCCGTACAATCGGGCGGTGCAGGATGAAGATCGCCAGCGGTCCATCTTTCGAGGGCGCTGGACGAACACGGCGCAAAATGTGGTACGGCGCAACCAAACGACTGTGCAAGAAATGTACGCCAGTCGGTTTCGTCAGGAGCTAGGGGGATAGATGGTGAACTCAATTACGGCCAATGTGCCGATTGAAGTCAAAGGCTATGGCGCCGAAGAGCTAGGGGATGGCAACCGATCAGCCGACTCCACCAGGGAATATTTCATTGGTGACATCTGCATTGTCAAGGCTGAGGTGCTCTACTACGAAGGCCGCAAAGACTGGAGTCCGGCAGGCTTTTTGATGGAGGGGCGACTGTACAAAACCGTTGCGGATCTCGATGTGGCAGTAGCGCAGTTGGCAGGACAAAAGCTGTTAGAGGCATGGCGTAGCTAGCGAGGCGACCAGGTGCCGGCACCAACCATAGAGAGCGGGTTTCAGCAAGGGAATAGCACGGGCAACGAAACGACCACCACGGTCCTCGTGCCCACCACCGCGCCCGCTGGCGACAAAATCTATGTTGGAATCGTAAGCGACCCGGCCAGCCAGATTTTTACCTTTTCTGGTTTTACCGAACTCTACAACGATCAGACCTTCCAGAGTGCCGCAACCGCGGGGCTGGCCTACAAAACCAGCGCCGGCGGTGAAAGCGACATTAGCGTCACCCTGGGCACCTCCGAGCGCCAGGTGTGGATCGCCTGGGCGGTAGCCAATGACAACGGCATTCACCAGAGCACCACAGCCAATACCGGCAACAGCGCAACAGCCAACTGCCCGGCCATCACTACCACCATCGACAACTGCCTACTCATGCGTATGGTGGCGACCGACGCCAGCGCCGGCACAACGCTCTCGCATGGGGCAATGTCGGGATGGACAAAACTAGCCGAGCAGTTTGGTACGTCGGGCGGTGCGCTCTCGATCTACTACAAAGCGCAATCCACCCACGGCACCGAGGCGGCGGCGGATGTCTCGCTGGCCATCAGCGAGCAATGGTGGGCGGTGACGTGGGCCATTGCCCCCACCGGGACCACCCAGACCGTGGGCGGCGGCATCACGCCTTCGGCGGTACTGCTCAAGCAGTCCGGTAAGGTGCTCAGCGGTGGCGCCACCCCAGCTGGAGCGCTGGTACGCCAGGCCATCAAGGCACTGATCGGAGCCATCACGCCGGCGGCGGTCATCAGCAAGCGCACGACCAAAGCAGTGGCGGGGGCGCTTACGCCCGCTGGTGCCGTGCTGCGGGCGTTTATCTTTGCGCTGGCCGGATCGCTCACCCCGAGCGGGGCGCTGGCCAAAACCAAAGTAACGCTCAAAGTGCTGACCGGGTTAATCGAGTCACAAGGCGAAATGCTGCGCCTGGTTGGGAGGTCGCTGTTGGGCAATGTCACGCCCGCCGGCGTTGCCCTCAAACGCACGACCAGGGCATTGGCCGGAACATTCACGCCCGCTGGCGCTGCCCTCAAGACCGCCATCAAGGTGGTGGTGGGGGCATTCACGCCGGCTGGTGCCCTGCTACGGTTCATCACCCGCCCGCTGGGTGGGGCGGTGACCATGGCGGGGGCCA